TACCAACGTAAATCTTGATTCTTAGCAAACTGTGAGTAATTCCATCTAAACTTACTATCTCTGTCAAACTTTCTATATAGTGATAATTCACTATCGATCACATCTACTAAGATACCTTCCTGGGTAGTTATAGGAGAATGATTAAGCGTGGCTAGTTTAAAGTTAGCACAGCTTGTTACTAAAAACAGGGCAAGTATAAATGTTATCTTTTTCATATAAATGGTTTATTATAAATAGTTAAACTTTTATAGTAGTAGGGTAACTGTTATAAATTGGTTCAGTATTAGGATTCTCTAGCTGATATAACTCATAGATGTTTTGAAATAACTTAAAGTTTTTTTCTATTTCATCTATCTGTAATACTTTCCATCCTTTACCTTGTATAACTCCTTTCTGCTTACTAGGTCCTCTACATTTAGCTTTTAACCATATAATACCGGTTCTTTCTATTTTAACTCCTCGACTCTCTTCTAACCCTTTAGCATAAGAAGCTAATTGTAAATCATATGACTTGTGTATACTGTTAGACGTTTTAAGATCTAACAACCATATCTCACCGTTCATTTTACAAACAATATCAGCAGTACCTGCATACTTGTATTTGTCTGACCATACAAACTGTTCTGATGATATAAGTTCTGGTTTATATGTCTTCCAGAACTCTGCAAATTTTAATATCATCTCCCATACTATTTGAGAGTACTTTGCATTGCCGTAATCATCCATCCAGGAGATCTCTTCTCCTTCTACTAACTTTTCAGCAGCTTCATGTACTTGAGTACCTTCTTTACCTGCTCGTCTCATAATAAGATCAGCGCTATGCCCAACGTCTTTGAGCCATGACTCGAAAAACTTATTCTTGGGCATATACTGGAGTATTGTGGTTACGGATGGGTAGTATACTCCTTCGCTTCTCTTGTAAACTCTCCTATCAAGAAAGTTTATTTGCTTTAACTCTGGATTAAAATCCAGTCTTTTTTTCTCATTCTGTTCTAGAATGTTCATTCCTTGTTTGATCATAAATCTAATTTGTGTACCATAAGGTTAGATAAGTCTAACTCTTGCGCTTGTTGTACATGTTGTGTAAAAGCTTTAAATCCCATTTCGGAAGGATCTTTATCTTTCATCTCTATAAGGTAAACTTTTTTACCTTGGTTTAATAATTGTTCGGATATTTGTAGTGCTCTATTTCTTGCATCTGCATCTAATGCTACATAAATGTCAGAGCATGAGCTTGTGAGTAATTTTTTATATAGTTCTTTAGCCATATTTTTACCAAGTAGAGGTACGGCATTTCGTCTTATAGCTATAGCATCAAAGACTCCTTCACAAAGTATAATAGGGGTTTGCCAGTTAATTAAATTATCGAAAAAAACTATGTCTTTTGAAGCTTCTGGATTCTTGTACTTAAAGTAGTTTCCATCGTAAGTTCTCGCAATAAAAAAGTTGAGTTGATTGGATTCAGAATAACTTGGAATAATAATTCGTCCTCCATATTCTCCAGATGTGCAGTACCCAATTTGGTATTTAATAAAATCATTGTCGGTAAGTCCTCTGTCATATAGATATTTCTTTACATTATTAGCGATAACGGACGTCTGAGAAGATTCTGATAGTAGTTGATACTCGTCAGGTAGCTTTATAATAGATAGTCCTTTATATTCTATTTGTGATCCTTTAGGAAGGTATTTAAGTATTTCAGCTGATTGACTTTTAGAAGTCTTAAGTTGATAGAGTAGAGATCTTATTGTAGTCCCTTTAGTTTCGCATACCCAGCATTCCCATGGATTTTTTCCATGTTCATTAGTAGACATGTTGATTTCTAGCTTGGGTTTCCTGTGATTGCAGAATGGGCAATGAAACGCAAAGTTGTCTCTAGCTCGTTTGTGGCTTTTGCCCAATATATTTTCAATTGAGCCTAGTAAAAATGTATAGTCCATAGATAGTCCGTAACCTATACATAAAGGTAAGAAAAATTATTCAGACTGCCAACTTATATCTCAGTAAGTTCGTCTATAGCAGATCGAACCGCTTTTTTAAGTATATCAGTATTTTCTATGTCAATATACTCGTTTAGCTTTGTTGATATAGTTTCAGACAATAATTTTACGTCTTCCTCAGTTAGACTTAGAGATTTCTTAGTAACTACCTTCGTACTTTCTAAAATAACTTTTGCTAGTTTCATATTTTTAACTTATGTCCATTGCGTCGCTCCAAGATGCATTAATATCTTTAGATTGAAGCTGTTTTACAATATTATCAAGTACTGATGTATTCTCCATATCAATACTTTGTGGTAACTGATCTGATATATTAAGAGACCCTAATAGTTTATTAGCATCATCTAAATTTAATTTTCCTAATCTATTTCCTTGAGAATCGTCAACTTTTACAGAGTAAAAATCTCCTTGTTCAATGTATATAATATCTATATTGCCGATACGGTCATTTAACCCTTCAGTTACAGGCCCCCATGGAGCTATCCAATAATCAAATATGATATCTTTTAATTTCATTTCTAGTCGTTGCTACATTCGCAGCTTCCTCCGCAACCGCAATCGTCGAATTTTATTTTCATAGTTTATATACTTTAACGGTTAAATTACCGGTACCTTTTATGAGACGGTGATATGTCTCTTTAGGTATAAATAGTTTGTTTTCTGATAATCTTTGAGGAATTTGGTTGTCTAGTTGGAACTTCCAGTCTGTTTCACCTATGGCTTGAACATACCTATCTTCTTTATCTCTATGCCATACTAATTCAAATGATGAAGTACTACTAGAGAACTCTCTTATAACATAACCTTCTTCTGTAAGTTCAGAGTAAGGTCTACCAGTATCCTGAGAAGTTTGATGATCCACCTAATGATTTCCAATAACGGCCTATATTACAAGACCAATAACCTGCTTTTGTTTTATCTTTCTTAGTTGCACATTTATGACGTGCAGCAAATGATGCTCTTGCACCTTTCTTTTTAAACTTAACTGAAAGGCCAGTATCTCCAAAAGATACTTTTTTTACATTACCTTTCTTTGACTTAACGTAGACATAGAATTTTTTACTTCCACCTCTTTTAGGTTTGTTAAGAGCAACCTTTTTTCCTCTGTAATCAGCTTCGGGTATGTAATCAACTGACGCTTTAAGCATTTCAAAGCCATTATAGTCGAAACTTTCGTTTTGTATTGAAACTGCTTTTCTTAATTTGTCCATGTTTATGTTACCCCCTATTGACTCTACTAGTTCTTTAATCATATCAAAGTCTATCATTTCGTCTATAGAAGCTGCTTCGTCGATTAGGTCTTCATTTTCGATCATTTCATCGATAACGTTACCTATTTCGAACAGAGGATTATAATTAGATGATACCATAGGTAAGTCTAATGGAACTTTTAATCCATTATAGTCACCGTATTCACCTATATCTGTTGTTTCTAAAAGATCTTTATCAGTTTCCTCTAATTCAATTGCTTCGTCTCTAAGAGCTTCTCTCGCTTCTTTGAATAATTGTATAAAGGCATCCGAGCTATAACGGTAGACATGCTCATGTAAAGAGAGTTTATTGTCTAAGTGGTACTTTAAAGATGGGTATCCGATAATGTTCTTTAGTTTAATCATATCTATTTCATTTCTGGATGGAAGAGTAGTTTAATTACTTTAGCATCTTTGGAGACTAACTTACCGTCTATCTCTACTTCGATAGGGTATGGTTTAAATTCATCAGCCCAGTATGCTATAGTATAACTCTTATCCTTATTATTTGTTACTAACAGTCCTCTATTATATTTATCTTCTTCAGCTTGAAGTACCATTTGTTTATCGATAGGTAGAATTACATCACCTAGTAACTTTACGTTACCTTCTTCATACCCTTCTCCGTGGCCGTCTTCTTTAAGTATAATATCTCTTAGTTTCATAAGTTAAAGTCTTTTCTATAAAATTTACCTAGAATATTATCATTTATATAATTATTTCTAGAGTCAAGTACTTCATTAATAAATAGGTGCTTACATTCAAAATATGTTAGCTGCTTTTTATTAGGTACGTATTGAATAATTTTTTTAGAGAATGCTAGAGGACCATCACTTTTTAATAATTCTTTTATTTTAAGGTGAGACCCAAAGTAAGATAACCAATCTGATTCGGTTATTACTTTCTGTTTGAGTGGAGTTCTTCCTCCTATACCTTTTGCTTTTCTTTCTAATCTTAAAGCTTCTAAAGCTCTTTTACCTAGTCTTTTATTTCTTTCAAAAAACAAAACTTTTTTTCCAATATACTTTTGTTTAGTTTCTAAATGTGTTACTTCATATATAAATCCGTAAGTTCCTTCTGGCATATCGGATATTTCGGTAATTAATTTACCGTCGTAAGTCCAAATTGGTTCTGTCATTGTTTATTTATTTTTGTTAATACCCTGTAGGCATGTCCGAAATCATGAAATTTTTCTTCTACAACTACCCCTAAGTTAAGCCGTACTGATTTGTAAGGGGTGTGGTCATCAATGTATAGTGAATTTTTTTCTATAAGTTTATTTACATTTATAAACTCTCTTAAAAACTGTTGCTGGTTGAGTGTGAGTTTTCGAAATATTTCTATATTAAAGCCTGTTTGTTCTTGTATTTGTTTACCAGTAGATAGATCTTTCAGTCTAAGTCTCACTATACCGGTAGAGTGCATAAACTTATACATATAGTTATTATATTGAGGTGTATACTTATAGTTTTTTAAATCAGTCTTATGATCCCCTTTCAATTTGTATTCGTATTCATCTGAGTTAAAGTCACCGTGTAGGTCTTGTGGTATTTTTTCTCCTGGTGTATACTCACTTTCAAACATATCTACTAACCTAGGGTTAAGTGATATTAGCCCGAAAAAATATTTAAGTAGAGCTTTTTTGTCGTCTGTATTAAGTGTTTGGTAATATTTTTTTAATATGTAGAATACAGAGTCTAGATGGTCTATAAATTTAGTAGGGTTATTTAATCCTGGTTTTTCTTTTGTAAAGAGAGGTGTACCATCTGGTGTTAACCAGAAAAGCTGATGATGTGGGCAGCATACATTAGAGTTTAAATTAAGACAAAATGGTTCGTTAGTAAGTGTATATTCTGAATGGTAACAGAGTTTATGCACTGTCGGATCCCAAACAGTCCCTTTAGGTGTTATAACAAAGTGAAATTGATAGTCAATACACTCTGAGAACTCTTTTATAAAAAGCTCTGTTATATTTTTAATATGTTTATATTCCATAACATTTAATAGTAACTAACATTTCTATTGTTAACTTTTAGACACCCTGTTGAATCATCAGCAAAAGTTAAACTAGCCATTTTAAGGTAAGCATAAGGATTAGTATTATGAAGAAGCGTTCTATCACCAAACCCTATCCAGTTACTTCCGGATGGACTCATTGAGTTACCTCTTTGACAATTTAAAGCATATGGACCAAAGGTATCTTCTTTTGTGCCTCCTGAGTTAGTAAATACATTACTACTTTTAGTCCAGGTACCGCCGCTCCAAAGTTCGACTGTTAAATTTATCTGTCCGTATCTTTTATTTTCGTACCACCATGCAAATAATTCTATCTCAAAGTTTGTCGTACTGCCGAAATCACTAATTAGCTCATCTTGGTTTACAAGTATTTGAGCGGTTCCAGGTAAGTTACCATTGTCGGTTACATTACCATGAGCAATATAAATATTGCTATTAGCTAAAGCTCCGTCTTGCCATTGGTATCCAATATGATAACGTAGTTCATCAGCATGATCGATTGCACCTTCTCCTACGTAATTAATATCAGAAATCCAGTCGTAGGTTCCATCGTATGTTGCGTTACCTGTAGTATCGGGTGCGAGCCCAGTTAGGGTAACTAGTTTATCTCCTCCGTTGTGGTCTGTGTCATAGCTCCATTTAATGAGATATGAATCTTGTCCTAGGTCGGTCCAACATTCAGTACCGTCTGGTTGTATATAACTCTGTTCGTACTTTGGATATCCTTGAAATTGATGAGATGAAGATATTTGATTAGAAGAGTCTGTTATTACTCCGGTAATAGAAAAGTCAAAGTATTCAGCTACTGATGCTGATATAAACTCGTTAAAGCTACTGGCTGACATTGAATTACCAATAGAACTGTTTGATACTTGTACTGCTCCTTCTATAGAGTGCCAGTCTTCAGAACCTGTTTTATACATATCTACTCCTATTATTGCTCGAGAGTTTGTATCGTATCTAACATAGTAGTTTACATAGGGTATAGAACCGCTTACAGATAATACATCTGAAGGGGCAGTTGTATTTACTCCGGTTACTTCACCATCGTTATCTATTTGAATTGCTACTACGGAAGAACTATCTTGTTCGGTACGTATAGTATACCATTTGTTTCCTCCAGAATAAAGTTCATTGGAATCTAATCCATCATTGTCTTCTGTATAAAATACATCACCGACTTCTATATCATCTACTGTAGGTGCAGGGTCGTTAGATAGTACGTAATTAACATCTCCGGTTCCGTCCCGCCATTCGGTATCGCTAATAAGGGATGCTTGAGGGTTAGCATACCCATGCCCTTCTAGTCTATTAAATTCAAATGGACGAGTTCCTATTGGCATACTTTAGTTATTTAAGTTTATCTTCTATTGCGGATAATCTTTGGTCTATTTCTAATATTGCTTTATGCATATGAGCTAAAATAGGTTTAGTATCTAAAGCTAAGTAACCGTCTTGTTTTTTATGTACTGCGTATGAAAGTGATTCTTCAACTTCTTGAGCAATAAATCCAGCATCTTTTCTTCCTTCTAACTCATATTCGTAAGATACGAACTTTTTTAAAGTTTCCAAACCTTCTTTTATAGGTACTATATTATCTTTTAACTCTCTATCAGATGTTGTGACAAAGTTATTAGCTGTTACGTTACCGCTGAATGTTGCAGTAGCAGCAGCAAAGTTACTGTTTATAAAATCAAAAGTAAACCTAGTGTGAGTACCTCCACTTCCGTCATAGTCTCTTAAGTACCAGTTCTGTGTAGCATCTCCTTGAAAGTCAAAGTAGAAATCATTATCGTTAGAATGGAATCTTGCTCCTTTATCAGCACTACTAGGAGTTATAGCGTTACCTAAATATAGGTTAGACGTTCCTCCATCTCCTATCTGCACTCCGTTAAATTGAGGGTACCCACTATTAACATGCATTTGAAAATTCGTAGATCCTGATATAGTATCTGTGTCTGTAAATATTGCTATTTGTTGAGCAGCTGGTGTACCAGACTTATTTACATATCCTGATAGTCTTGAGGTAACGTGATCATATACTGCATCTCCATCTGGTATATCTCCTGACCCGTTAGCAACAGTAGCAGTGTAGTCTTTACTGTATATTGTTCCTAATCCTAAATCTGATCTTACTTGAGAATAGCTTCTACCTTCTACAGTATTAGCGTCAGTAAATTTAGCGTAATCATTATCAACAGGTGAACCTGAAGTATCTACTGTACCAGTTCCAGCTCCAATCTGTGATCTTGCTGCTGAAGCTGATCCTGAAGGAACTCCGGCAGGTAGGTTAGATTTTACATTAGTAGTATCAGTAACATCGGCACCGTTTTCTACGTTTAACGCAGTTCTCATTTGAGCTGCAGTAAGAGCTTTTAAAGTATTACTATCGTGGAATTGAGGAAATTCATCTGCATTTACAGTACCTGTTGTATCTACTGTTCCTGCTGCAGTTGTATATCCTGCTCCGTTAGTAATATATTGGTTGTCTAGTGCACCACCATTACCGGTGTAGGTTGATAATGCTGTATTTTCAACATCTCCTAAACCTACATCACCTTTAGTTGTACCTTGTGCTCTTAATGAAGCAAAAGTACCATCAGCATCAAATTCATCCCCAGTCATTGGTGCAGTGTTAGTAATTGTTAAATCATACGGGTCTCCATCAGTACCGTTGTCAATATCTGTCCAATTTATATCAATACCAGTACCTTCAGCAAATTTCCATTCTTTACCATGAGATATTGTAACTTCTGTACCATCACCATCTTCTACTTGAAAAGTTGTTAATTGATTAGTATTACTAGCAGCTATCGTAACAACCCCTCCTGCTTCAGATAGCGAAACATTACTGCCCTTCTTTAATACTAAGTCTTCTGATGTTTCTAAGGTATTATTAACTGCTCCATTACCGTTAGTATCTACTCCTACAGTTCTGATGTCTACTCCTAAAGCAGTTTTTACTTCAGCTGCGGTTAAACCTTCAACTTCTGTTCCGTTTATTCTTAAGAAATCATCGTCTGATACTGCATCATTCGCTGCTAGTATATTTCCGTCTGAAATACCTTTTGTTAAACCTAAATCAGATCTCACTTCAGAGTAAGATCTACCTTCTAATCCATTAGCAGTAAACTTAGCATAATCGTTATCTTCAGCATCAGTATCATCAACTTCTAATAAATTATCATCTGCAATCCCTATGGTTTGTTCAGCTAGAACGTTAGTTCCAATCACTAGTCCTAAATCTGATCTCACTTCAGAGTAAGATCTACCTTCAACAGTATTACTATCTGTAAATTTAGCGAAATCATTATCCTCCGGTGTACCGGTAGTATCTACATATCCGCTTACATCGATATCGACTTTTGAAGCAGAGATTACATATCCTTCCCAAAATGCTCCAGTTATATCGTTACCTCTTGCATCTCCTCCTCCTAAGTCCAATCCACCGCTAATATGTACTGAGCCTGAAAATATATGTTTATCAGTAATAGAATCACCAAATATATTAGAACCGCTATTGTATATAACAGATGAACTTATAATTTGTGTGTCTAGTCTTTCAAATGAAGCTGAAGTTGCTGTTACAATACCTGTTACAGTTAAATTTCCTGTTAATGTATCGGTAGTGTTAAGTAAATATGATGATGTAGCTGCATTTAATGCTTCGAATCTTACGTTACCGGAGCCTGAAATATCTCCAGCTATTTGAGCAGAGGAAGATAATAATCCATCGATCGACACAGAGCTAGTTGCTATAGTAATATCTATAGTATTATCATCTTGTTGAGTAAATCTTATAGTATTTGTAGTTGAGCCAGATAAGGCTGCATCTTTTATAAATGAACCTGTGATAGCTAACAATCCAGGAACTGAACTTCCTGTAGCTTCTGCATTACTTAGTCTTGTTTTAAGTGAACCTGTTTCTATATTTAAAGCTTCAAATCTAATATTACCTGATCCAGATATGTCTGTTTTTAAGGCATAAGAAGAAGTTGCAGCATTTAAAGCTTCGAATCTTACATTACCTGACCCAGATATGTCTGCTATAAGTGCATAAGAAGAAGTAGCTGCTTCAATAGTATTGAGTCTAGTTTTTACTGCGCCTGATTCTAATAATAAACCGTCAACTCTATCATCAGTTCCTCCTCCTACTATGTAGTCAAAATTATTACCATTCTCTGTATGTAATCTTAAAGTATCGGCATCAGTTTTAGATCCTGAGATAATACTATTATTTGTACCTGCTCCTATATTAGTTTTTATAGCAGATTGAGATGCTGAAATAATTGATACTGAATCTCTAAGTCCAACTACTACCCTTGCAGGGGAAACAACAGAGCTTATATCTACACTATCATCAATTGCTGAGCCACTACCGTTTAAGAATAAACTAGTGCCGCCGAATGAAGCAGAGTATATGTAGTCAGCGGATTGAGATCCGGTGTTTATAGTCACTGCAAAGGTGCTATTATCGTCTTTTGTAAAAGTAAGTATATTGTTAGCAGCTGATGCAGTTACTATTCCGTCAGCAAAATAAGAGGCAGTAAGCGCTGTATTTGAATTATCAGAGTATGAAGCTGACTGTGCATAAGAAGATGAATGTTCTAATGTTATTTCTACAGAAGATGACATTGCATAAGATGCTGTTACTGCATAAGAAGATGAAACTATTTCATAACTATGAGTAATAGGGGTTATACTGCCTGTAGAGGGTAGTGAAAAAAGATTTAAAGTACTACCACTAATAGAAGCAGACCTGTAGGCTAAAGAAGCGCTTTCAAGTAGAATAGACTGATTGTTGTCTAACTGAACATGAGTAAGTTCTCCATCAGTATTTCCTAATCTTAAAGTGAATTGTTTACTCATCTATATATCTAATTTAATTTGAATAGTTAATTCTGTTTCAGCTGGTTTCTGTAATGGTTGACTCAGTTTACCTATTGCTATTAATTCGTTCACGTCATTATATAAACCTACGCTACTAATGTATGGTTGAAAATCAGGACCACTTACATTATTCCTAAGCCTGTTATCACTACCTGTAAGAGCTGATGGATTTAATGTGTGATTAAACTCATAGTCTGAGATTTTAGTATCGTAGTTATAAGTATAAATAGGTTGATTAGATTTCCAGGATAGTATACCTAGTTGTGGGTTCTCTATAAAATAGTCTGCTACATCGTTGTTAGTTAAGATTACTAGTCCGTGAGAGTAAATTATATTTCCTATTACACCATGCTCCTTAGAATTAATTAGTTCTAAGTTACCTTCTCCGTCGTCTACTATTGCTTCTAATCCGTTTAAATATCCAGCTTCACCTTCAATATTGTCTACGTACCCAACTTCTGCATAATCTGCTGTTACATAATTTTCCAAAGCTCCAGCAGCACCTTGATTAAAAGCGGGAATCATTTTAAATGAACCGGGTTCAATATGAGTACCTATTATATCTCTAGGAAAAGAATATACTGATGCTGATTGAGCTAAATTTCTTGAACCTGTTCTAATAAGAGTTGTAGATTCGTAATGATCGTATAGTTTTAAAGAAGATGTATAGGAGGTATTTATAGAGTTACCTAGTTCTGCTTGAGTCTTATAGTATGGTTCAATAATGGATCCATTTGAACCGTAATCTCTATAGTAAAGCTGTTCTAAGCTTCTATAAGTAAGTTTTGTTTTAAAAGAACCTTGATTGTTAATTCTACTTTCAGATCTTCCATGAATAGTATCATTGCTTAAAGTGTATGGAGAGGAACTTGATATAGCTGCTATATGCTGTATACCTAGAGGTGTTAAATCTATAACTCCGCTTCCAGAGTAGTACCAGTTTTTTTTAGCTACATATGTTGATACAAATGCATCTTGCGACTTTAATTTTTTGTATGCACTCATTCATTAATAGTCAAGCTTGATTCTTATCAAAGTTTCTTTAGTAAAGTCTTTTAATAAAGGAGTAGAGAGTTTAGCTACTGCTAATAAGTCGTTACTATCGTTATATAGTCCAACTTGAGTTAAGTAAGATTGAGGGTTATCAATCATAACGCTATGTCTCAATTCTCCTGAACCTGTTATGTTAGATGGGTTAGTTGAGTAATTGAATTCACTATTTCTAGCTCTTACAAATATAAAGTTTGAAGTAAGAGTTTCGTCAGATCTTAAAACAAACTGGCTTCCTGAGTTAAGGGTGTTTATTAAATTAAGATTGTGGTTGTGAGTAGAATAATTAGAATTGTCAAACGCTAAAGCTCCAGCTGATATATCTAAATAATTACTAGAAGATAACATCTCAGCGTTTAAAATTACAGTACCTACATCAGGATATAGTTTACCGTACTCTACTGCTGTAGAATGCACAACTCCTGCTGCTGAAGCAGAATACAAACTATATACTCTTCCTGCATCAGTAAACGTATCTGCTATAAGATTTTTACTATTGTCAGTTAAGTGTAATGCAGGGAAACTACCTGTAGCATTTCCTTGTAACTTTAAAAGTAGAGAACCTGGTAAAAGTTTCTCTTTAAACCTAGCTCTTTGAACCGATAAAGCATAAATACTATTTGGTGTTTCTATAGTTCCATTATTATCAAAAGTAAAATTAGTATCTTCATCTCCGTTTATAAGCGTTCTAAATTGTCCATATACTGTAGAGCTATAAGACTTACCTAATACTCCAGCGTCGTATAGAGCTGAACCACTTCCAAGTTTGTTTCCATAAGCTACTGAGAATTGTATTTCCTGAGTAGCTGGATCTCCGTTGTTGAACACAGAGTAGTAATACTTGCCGCTGTCAGTAGACACTTGACTTGAAGTATGAAAAGAAGTTAATTGAACTGAGCTGTTACTCCATGCTGGGGAAGTTATTGAGTCAGCACTTACTACTATATCGTCTTGATCGAATCTTCTATATGACATAATTAGTTATTTACTTTAGTTATAGTTACAGGTATTGTTACTCTAGCTCCACTATCTCTACCTATTAAAGTAACAGTAGTTTGGAGTGTTGTACTTGAGGCACCGAATAAAGTGTTTACCGTAGTAGCTGTAAGGTTAATAGAAGTTCCTAATACTGTCTTAGAAACGTTAGTACCTAGTGTTGTTTTTGTGTTAAGCTTTTCTGCTTCATCTGTATTTACTCCAACTC